TGTACAGAGCATGAATAACAGACTGTGTACTAGCTGGTGCTGTGTATAACGTGGTGCGTGATGTGCCTATAGCAACACCAGCGTTCTTGAATGTATTAGCCATTGTTAGCCTCCTAGAGCTATTGCCATAGCGACTGATGCGCCAATTGGGTCATATAAAGTATTATGATTGTGGGACGTAGCTGCTTTAGCATCTAGTGCTGTTTGTAATCCTGTGATAACTGATATAGCATGGTTGGCTGGATGTGAGTAGTTGTTAGCATTGGCTGCTACACCGTCTAGCTTAGTACCGTCAGTAGCTACATCACGACCATCAAAGGTGGAGTTGGTAGTGATTGCTCCTGTCATTGCTCCACCAGCTAGTGGTAGCTTATTGGCTGTAGCTGCTACGTCTGCATTAGTTAATACAACATCAGCGTGAGTTAGCACGACATCGGCATTGGTTAATACCTTATCGGCTGCTGTAGCTACCTTATCTAATCCAGTTTGTACTTTATCGGCTTCCGCTAGCACTACGTCTGCATTAGTAAGCACTAAATCTGCGGCTGCGCCAGATGCACTAGAAGCAGCGTTAGTGGCTGACGTAGCTGCATCCGATGCGGAATTTGAGGCATTAATTGCCTGTTGTGTTACTTCATTTAAATAAGAGTCTTGTGTTGAATCGCCTGAACCGCCTGAACCACGGTAAATCGCCATTATTCCACCCCTGCTATGTAATTAAATTAAAAAAAGGGAGTCTCCAGTTTATTAGAGACTCCCTTGAGTGGTTATAAAAGACTAACCGTTGACTGCTAAGATGAATCCTGTTTCAGGACGTAGCACCTTAGTGCCGTACAAACGGTCAGCGGTATACAAGGTTCCTAGGAACTCTTGCTTGTACTGAGTCTGTGAACGTACACCTTGCTGCTCGGCAAGTACCATGGTGTCCTTGTGAATCAAGAAAGCACCACGGATGATACCACCAGCGGTAGCAGCGTTCTCAGCGGCAGTCTCAAGAGTAGGACAGTTAGTTGATACATAAATATCAATACCGTACAACTCACCGATCTTACCGTTAGTAACACCTTGACCGTTAACAAAGTCAGAGCTAACGTAACGATCAATACCCATGATTGCATTTCGCATAGCAGGTGGTACGATCAGTGCACGACCATCCATAGGTACGTCCGCATCGTCCATCTTCTGAACCATGTTACGTAGGAACAAGTCAGTAAATACGTCAGCAGGTACAACGGTGTTATCAGCGTATGAGGTAGTTACACCAGCGGCTGTTTGATACCAAGTACCAGAGTCTGTCCAGATAGTGCCGTCACCATCACCAAAAGACTTACCAAGTGTGAACAAGTCGTCATCTACTTGCTTACCTAGGGCGTAACCTGCATCACCAGTATAGAACTGACGTAGTGAAGCAAGTGCTTGTACGTTAGTAATATCTTCAATCATGCGTGAGTATTCAAAGTGCTTGTTAATAACTACCTGAACTTCACCCTCGGTGGCGTTCTGAATAGTTACTGCGGTGTTCTCTGCCTTAGCAGACGCAACGCCACGGGTAGGCTTAGGGATATGGATAGTATCGCCTTTCTTACCTGTCATGCTTATTTTTTTAGTTAAAGGGGCAAGTACGAGTGATTTCTCATACGCTGCAATAACTTCATCCGACCAAATTTCGGGGATGAATGTTGCTGCATCTGTGTTGCCGACCATACCGCCCGTGGCGGGATATACTGAAGTAGCCATTTTTAATGTCTCTCTCTATGTTAAGGTTATTTTACCCTTTTCTCACGGTATGCTAATGTGATTTCATCAGATAACGCTAAATAACGATCAGGGTCATTTTTCATAAGGTTAATAAGGTCAGTTCGTCTATAGATTTTCTTGGAAGAACTTGAGTCAGGATTACCACGTGCATAACCATTTGACCCTTCCTTGACAGCTTTCTGTCTTCCTTCTTTTTCTGCCTGAAGTGTTTGATTGATAGCGCCACTACGATCTTTCCAAAGAGAAAAGAGCTCATTAGCTGCTTCCGTATCAAAATGTTGGTCTGCCTGTACGAACATGCGAGTACGTATCTTAGAGGCTTGAATCCATTCAGCAAACTTAGGGTCATTTACGATCTGCGGTATGTCTGGATGGTCTTTCTGTAGAATTGCCATGGAGGTTTGCTGTTTATAAGCTCTCGTTGACTCTTCTGCTGCCTTTACTGATGGGTGGTTCTCAATTGCTCTACTGATAGCCTTTTCAGGGTCAGAATAAAAATCTATTTCTTCATCTGTGTCGTCAGTTGTCTTTGCAGACTTCTGATCGTTGAGTTGTGTGTTGATGTAACTGTCAACTACATTACGTAAGTCACCAACCTCAGTGCTTTGGCGACCTAGGAGCTTTTCAGCCTCTTGGTGCATCCGTACCACATCTTGTAGTGTTTTACCGTTGTATTTGTCTGGTACTTCTTCAGTAGGTTCAGGTTGTGCCTGTTCTGGCTCCTGTTCTGCTGTTGTATTCTGTACCATTTCGTCTACGTCATCAAAACGCTCATTACTTAAGTCCTCATTTTCGAGGATAACTGCTGCCATATTAAACTCCGTACCTTAGTATTATGGAGAAGAAAATTAAAAATGAAAGCTCCTAGTATTCAGGGTTAGCTTTCTCTGCTTGCACTCTACCTTGTTCATGGTTCTTAGCCCACTTAAGGGATGCTCCAGCAAAATCACCAGAGAAAGGTTCTAAGTAAGAACGGGGAGAGGAAAGTTGTCTGGTTGCTATTGCGTCACACTCTTTACATTTCATAAAGTCTGGTGAGCCTTTAACCATGTGTTCATTGATGTGCCCTGAGACACATTTAAAATCATAGAATCTATACATGCGAATATTGATCTGTAAGAGGGTCTTGTTCTTGTTGAGATTCCTCTTGACCCATTCGTGTTGTTTCTTCTAAGTTTAGTATAGTACCTAAGATATTAAGTTGTCCTTTACGAAAGTAAAGGTCTTTATCATCTTTGGTGCTTTCTACTGAGTTAATGATAGGGAGACATTTGAGCTTAGGTCTTTGACTAATGTTTTCCATCCTTCAGTGTGAAAGAGTTCGTTCATTTGTCTAAAGTAAAGCTCTAATTCATTATCTGTCATTTATACTACCTATTATAACATATTAAAGTGAAAAAGTCAAGATTTTTCTTTACTTTTCTTAGGAACTATGCTAGCCAACGTTAATTCGGCCACCTGCTCCTCTAGCTGCGTTATCTGCTTCAAAAGCCTGTTGTAGCTGTTGTTGATTTGCTCCACTATTTGGTTGAGTTCTCGTTGGGATACCATTTGATTGTCCTCCATGAAGGTTCATTTGTTTTAAGTTAATTTCTTTATCCTTAAGCATACGATCTGCTATCTTGAGTCTACGTTCAAACTCTTTATCATCATTTTCACCATCCCTTAGGTTAGTAGTAATGGCTTTGATACGATCAATCTCCATCTCAGCGGGGATAGCCTTTGCTTCCACCATAAGTTTCTGTGCCCGCATCTCTGATTCATGCGCTTGAGCTTCAAGAGCAGAGGTTTGTGAGGCTTGGAACGCCAACTGAGCTTGTCTAGTCTCTTCCTCGGCCTGTTGTGCCTCTGGTGAAGGCTGTGCGGCCTTATCTATTAGGCCAATTAACTCTTCTCTATTGCTGACATTCATATTATCAACGATAGACTTAAGCATGATAGGGTAATAAGGCGTATCCTTGCCCATTGTCTGTAGTAGCTGTACAAGTTGACTGACCTCATACTCTCTGGCAACAATTCCTAGCGTAGAAGTAGCATTGAAGTTGTAATCGGAGACAGGATAGAGCTCAGGCTCGTATTGCATATAACGCCAAGCAGCCTTAGATACGAAAGGTATCAAGAAAGACTCTTGGAAGTTAATCAAGGTGCGCTTGTGTCGCTTAATGATTGCACCTAGAGACATGGAAATGCCAGCAGCAGTGGCTTCACCATTGATTTGACCACCAACACCAGAAGAATCTACAGCACCTGTTGACTGTTGAACCATAGATTGTAGTGCCGCAGCCTGAGCAAAGGTTATTTGGCTTACATTGCCAAAGTTGAATGGGTTAATGATTTCCCTAGGGTCGCCATTGGTTAGCAGTAGCTTACCTGCTCTAATCTCTGGCTTAGTGCCCCTAGGGATGCGTGTAGCGTCCATGGCAAGCATAGGGTGTACTGTTAGCGCAAGTGCGTCTATACGTGCCCTGAGCTCTGCGTCTAAGGCTTTTTGACTGTTGTAGCCCTTCTCGCATACACCACGACCCCAAAAACGACTAGGCACTACGTCCCAAGGGAATGCAACTACAGGACGATCTTTCATCATGTATGGGCTAGGTTCAGCCTTAAGTAAATGTCCTTCGTTAGCAATGATAACCACAGCTTCTATGTAGTAGCCATTTTTTTCATCGTCCTCTAGCTCGTAGTCAAGTTCTTTTTCAAGTAAATGTCTAGGCACAAGACCATAGTATTTAGTAAGCCTTACTTTATCATCTTGGTGTACAGTTAAGTCGTTGTCAGGTTCAATGTTAAAGTTTTCACTGGCATTGCCTATGTACAAATCTTTATAGACACCCTGCTCTTGTAGCTGCTCTACGATGTGCTTACCGACAAACTCGTCAATGGCACAACCTAAGGCTTCCTCTATGTTAGTGGCTACGGGGTCAATACGGAAGTTCTGAGGCAATACAGGCCTCAAACGAACTATAGTACGCTTAGATACATTAACGCCTATAGCCTCCATAGCACCATCCATGACTGACTCAGTGGCAGGTTTCATCTCATTAATTTCTTCTAAGACAATCTCACCAATACCATTACCGTATACTGCTGAGTTAATTAAACACTCACTTACGTCCCTACGAATCTTAGCACGATTAAAGTCCTCATGTAACTTCTTACGTAAGAACATAATGTCCTCAGTCTCTGAGTCGCCCATGTTATCTTTAATGTCAAAGTACGTACCACGACCAAAGGTAGCCTCTTCTATCTCAGCTACGTTAGACTCTACGGCCTGCTGTAGTGCTGGCGCTATAATCTGACTACGCTCTGCTTGTCGTGTCTTGTCGCTAGCGTTCCAGATGCCACGCCAGAGTCTGTAGTATTCTTCGTGCTTCTGTGCGTAGTTAGTTTCGTAGTAGTCTCCCCAATCTACTACCTTGGTCATTACCCAATCTTCCAAGGATTGTTCAATAATGATGGGGTCTGTACTTTCATTGTAATCATTCATTTGCATAGTTAGTATCCACTAATTGAGTCAAGAGTTTCAAAGTTATCTAGTTCTTCAAAGTTACCTGCGTAGGTTACTTTAGCGAGTTGGTCTATATAGGCTAAGGAGTCTATTAGGTCGTCATGGGTTAAGGGGTCAGGGAATTGAAATAACTCGTCACAGAAACGTGAGTGCCATTCTTTTTTCTTCTTGTTTAAGGTAATACGACCATGTTCAAAGCGCCCTTGTAGAGCCCACATAATCCTGTCAGTTTTCTTCTGGTTGCCGTGCGTTAGTTCCTCTACTCTAAAGTAAAAGTTCTGACGCTTCATCATATCCATTATGGGTGACATAACAGCTTGCTTAGAGATACCTTTCTCTATGCCTACTGACAAAGGTTTGTAGTCACGTACTGCTTGGAATATCTTAGTGGCTGTTTCGTCCAAAGTCCATCGTCCATAGATAACATCCTCTATGAACCAACCAGACTCATTAACAAATACAATAGAGATAGCTGAGTTATCTAAGCGACTTGTTTTACCTTTCTTCTTACTTACGTCTTGGAAGCCAGCTAAGTCAATAGCAATGTAGTAGTCACCATCACCTTCAGGCTTAGTACCAAAGTTAAGCCATTCCTCTTTGAACATCTCAGAGCCTTGGTTCTTAAAGCTAGCCATGAACTCTTGTTGGAAAGCATGTGTTGACATACTCTTCTTAGCTACATCTATTTCCTCAGAGTCTAAGGTTTCATTGTCGTAGCTGGTGAAGTGCCATGCGGAAAAGGTGTCATCGTCATCACCACTGAGCTCTGCATACTTGTATAAATCATAGAAGTGGTTACGACCCTTAGGTGTGCCTATGAATAAGCATGAGCCCTTTTGGTCAGCTAAGGCTGGACGTAGTATCTCTTCAAACACCTCAGGTTTCATGTCTGCGTACTCGTCAAGACATAAGAACTTAAGACTTACGCCACGCATCGTGTCGGGTCTATCGGCACCCTTGAGGCTTATGGTGGCACCATTGATTAAGGTAATTTGCATGTTATTGATATGACTACTACGTATAACCGCATGACCCAACTCAATCAAGAGTGACCACATAATGTCTCTAGCTTGTCCTTGGGTCGGTGCCACGTAGAACACATGTGAGTTAGGCTTATCAGCTTGTAAGGCATTTATGATTAGAAGCCAAGCAGCTAGGCGAGACTTACCGCACCTTCGTCCTGCGGCAACTACTCTAAAGCGTGTGTCGTCTGCCCATACTTTCTTTTGCCAATCTAGTAGCTCTATGGTTAAGTCTGAGGCCATTATAGTCTTTTTACCTTAAGAATCATACGACCTCATACTCCGCATCACTTATGTCATCCTGAGATTCATCTCCAGTATTACCTGAGATGTCTGTAGACCCTACACCAGTAATGTTTATTTGGATGCTACTCTTGCCACCACCCTTTATGATTTCTTTCTCAAAGGCAGCTACAGGTGCGACCCTATCCATGACTAACTTCCAAGCACTAGCTTGGTTCTTATGTTCATCGTTTAGTGCTGCATTGAATATAGCGTCAAGCACTTTGGCTGACTTAGGTGACGCTAACATACGAGCCTTATACTCGTTAATAATAGTAGCATCACCTTTGGGTCTACCTATGATGCCTTTAGGTTTCTTTAGTGCTGCCTTAGGTGGTCTACCTTTTCTTACAGCTTTTTTAGCCACAGTAGGCGTGGGTTCTTTTGTTGCTGACAAATCAATTACCTCTTTAGTGCGAGATTGAGTCTTAGGTGTACTTAAGTGTCTTAAGCAGCTTATCGCTATTCTTTAATTATAAATAAAGGAATAACTAAATGACCTTCTAAAGCTGCTTAAGTACATAAGTATATTATAACATATTTAAGACTTAAAGTCAACACAATTCTCATGTTTCTTTTGTCAATGTACTCATGTCAGCCTTTAGGTCTACACCAGTGCATCTTTCATTCGCAGTAGTATCAATAGCTTGCATATAGTTTCTTTTGTAACCTTTTATTGACTTTTGTTGACCTAAGACTAAGGCAAAATGGCTCTTTTTTGTGCTTAGGTGGCTACCGAACATTAGCAGCATCGGGCTCCCGCCCCCGCCCCCAAGTGCCTTAAGCACATGCGTTTCCCTAAGTCAAGACCGTGACTAATCGTGGCTCAATAGTCACGCATTTGACTTAGGTGCTTGGGTATGCTAGGGCGCACCTAGGTGTCAATAGTTTGACACACGCCTTAGGTGTCAATAGTTTGACACTAGACACACGTGCTACCATAGACACTTAGGTGTTGTCAAGCCCGTGACTAATTAGGGCACAATAGTCACGATAGTCACAGAAGTTGACAAATGTATGCCTAGGTGGGTGCCTATGGAGACTACAGACACTGTGGATAACCTGTACATAAGTCCTATAACTTATCCACAGGCTCACTAAGGCCTCTATATGCTCGTATAAGCGCCTTGTCTGCAAATGTCTACGCATGA